CTCCTGCGACAACATTTGTGACACCATCTTGTTTTCCTCGACTCTGCAATTTTTTCACAATTTCCTCCCAATCATGTGAAAATACGTTCGTTCCAGTTGAAATCTCATTTGCATTCCTGTTCTTCATTACCCATGCAGCAAATCCCAGAAAATACTGTCGAAAAGCTATTGTAAAGTGAACAGGACCGGCACAAAACACTCGTGTTTTTCCGGCTTTGACTTTCTCAATAGGTCGTCTCTCATCCTTCAACGTATCAGCCCAGAACACATTCTCCTGAACATTCATCCTACAGGAACCAATAAGCTCATTGACATCACTCTCTATTTCAAGTGCGAGCTTCGAACTCATAGTCCATTCATCGTCCCCAAAAGCAGATCTTTTCCCTTTGGCATGTGGATGTTTGATTGTGTATGGATAACCAAGCGAGGTAGATCGATTCAATGGAGCCAAATACTCATCGCCTGATACGCCTTGAACTGCTTCATCATACGTCAGAATTCGTGCGTACTGCATTTTGTCCAAATCTAGTTTGTTCGTTTCTAGATTGTTCTGAACATCTGTAGTTGCAATCTCGATCAATTTTGGATCTATTCGTGGTGTTATTTTTCCAAATTTCCGAAGACCAAGTTCCATCGGATCAATTCCGTTTGATGGACCCAACACTGTTGGTAAAGTCAGTGATGATTTGATGGTATTGTGCAAGACTGATGGCATAATTTTCGTTTTCCCTCCAGAACGCACTCGCATCGCATCAGGCATCTTTCCATGAATGACGAGTCCAGACTTCAAAGGGACTGAACCAACTTGGTCGATATCCAATCCTGGAATGACGTCAATCATATGATCAACATTCACGGCGCATTGAAATTTCAACTGAATTTTTTCGAATGCCTCATTCAACATTTCTTGGGTAACACACTGAGCTACACCAGCTCCGGATTCTTGTCCTGCAACATGAATTCCAAGAATCTTCTTTGATGAACCTTTTTCATGCAAGATAACTGGTGCGCCACAATCTCCATTGACAGTTCTAGCCATGTATGTCCACATCTTTCTGAAATTGATGATAGTATGCTCATTCTGAACTTCAATAACTTCCTTGGCATCATAATATCCACGGATAGCTCGGCAAGATTTGATGTTGGGCATAAATCTGTCTAATCCTGCAGACATTTCGCAAAATGATGGTATTTCTCCCTCATACTTGTTATTCTGATTGAAACACATAATTTCCGCTTTTGTCATGAAATTCTTCACAATGTCCGGGTGCGCTGCGAATGCTTTGTTCTTGATTGGATCAAGAGCAACGATCGCAGCATCCAATTCATCTCCATCTTTCACCAACCGAGTTGCATTTATCAAATCATCAGTGCAGATTTCCATGACACTTCGTCCAGACATGTTTGAAAGATGCATAGTCTTCCCAATCATGTCCTTATTGAATTTGATAGCTGTTACAAAGTGGTATGGCATCAAGAAGGTGCTTCCTTTCAAAAACAGGACATTTCCGTAGATCGTACGATCGGTGTGTAGACAATACAAGTTCTTGTTCGTAATTGCCAATAACACTTGACGACCACAGAGATCAGCTAGCGCTTCAAATGTTGGCATTTGATCCACCTGAATATCCTCCAATTTGATGGTCTCAGTTTTCAACAACGTTGTTTTTGGAATGTGCGTCTCACCTGATGAACTGGCGGCTTCCGTGCGCATACTTGCTTGTTTGTGAATTTGCACATCTCCTGACGACGATGCCGCTTCCGTTTTCATAACAACTTTCGGATGACTCTGTTGATTGACATCCCCGGATGAATGAGCTGATTCATATTTGGCAAACATTTGCATACAAACACACATGAGTTCTTCTTGATCACATCTGAAACACACTTTGTCTTTCGATGTAAACTTGCGGTAAATCGTCAAGGCACATGCTAACATTATCAATGACATGTAACCAAATGAAAGCAACTCCGCAAATCCTGAGTTGTCCCAAATGTATTTGATGCCTGTCGCAACCTTTGCACAATAAGCATAAAAACTATCGCGCATAGCCTTCCATGTCGGATAGTGCTTTGAACGCATGAATATGGACGCATTATTGTCATAGATAATATCTGGCATACTATCTACAAGTGATGTGTTAGGATTGTCCTTGTTTGTTATCCCGTATTCTGCAACACGTTGGTACGTATTCCAGAGTTGGGGATCATGGGCCATTTCTGAAATCAGTCTCTCCTGCCAATTTTGAATTTTGTGTGCTTGAGCGAAACGTTCAAATCCCAAATAATAACATTGCAATTGGTAATACGCCAAATACTCAGTTGGTAACGACAAATCCAGCGCAAACTCATGATTCGTCTCTTCAGCCTGAAATGGTATCGTGTCGAAGAATTCTTCTTCCTCTTCTCCAATTTGGAACGCAAAGGGATCTGTTTCCAAAATCTCATATTGCTCCAGCAAGTCTTCTTCAGTGTTTCGACGCACTCTGTCCTTCTCCAACAAATACTCGATGAAATTCTTATATTCCATTTTCTCACCAATTGGCTGGTCGGTCACAATGTTATATCGTTGAAATTCATAAATGTGTGGACAAAATGGAAAACGACGCTTGTCTTCTCGTGCTTCGGCAATTTCTTTGCATCTAATACAGTTCTTGACTTTGTCATGATCTAATCGCCAATCCACTTTACCTTTGTCGTCTGGTAGCTCACTTTCGAATTCACGTTTATTGAAAACCTCAAAAGCATTCATATTCAAGCGACGCAAAGCTGCTTCTGGACAATTCAATGACACTATGTATTTTTGAAATTCCTTGTTCAAATTGGTTGTATATATACAGATTTCAGATGAGAAAAATCGACCTTTCTCAGATGTGTCAGCTCCATGCACGTGACATGGTGCAACATTATTGACACGAATGGCTTCCATGAATTCAGCTGATGGTTTAGCTACAGAATCTTTTACTTGGAAAGCATCATCAAAATGAACGACTTTTTGGCCGCAGTAACCATCCCAGTACTCAGTCTCATAATTTCTTGGATAAAACTCATTACGATAGTTTCCACGATGTCCACGCCCATGTAACAGTGCATAAGTCAATGGTATCATCAAATGAGTCTTCCCTCGTCCGGAAATGCCTGACAACATGATGGCCAATGGTGACATTCTAGGACCACCTTCATGAACACTCGACTTCAATACCAATCCGTACAATTTGGTGACATGAATAACTAGTGAATCGATTATTCTTTGTGCTTCCTTACTCATTGATTTCCATGTACGCGTATATTTCCATCGAGACATTTGATCAAACAATTGTGTAACTTCGGATACTGCATCTTGATCCTTTGCCAATGCGGTTTGATTTTTGACTTGCAGATAATGATCTACTCTGCGAACCCATTTCACAACTTGTTCACCAACCTCTGCTTCATCAAGTAATCGTTCACGATCCTTTCCGAGGAAGAGGACTTTGAATTCCATCTCGACAGCGCGATAAGTATCGCCAGCTGCATTCCAGATCTTTCCTGCTCCTGTCATGGCTTTTGGAATAATATCCAATCGGCGCAACAAACTGTCGTAGAACTTGTCTGTAGGTATTTGGGAAATGCCGAAAAATGCCAACAGTGTGAATATGATCTGACCAACAAATGGTATCAATTGCTCCTCTCCATCCTGAAATTTCCAACCATCAAACCATTGATACTTATTTAGAATTTCTTTCAACTTATCAATCACGGACTTGTGCCACCCGAAAAGATATGCCATTAACAACAATATTGGTCCAACCATGTATTTCGTTGGCATGGACGCTACAACGAAACACATGATCACACTCAAAATTAATGTCACAGGATTCATGGATGTGATTTTGTTCTTGAGTCCAATAAATTTGTCTGACACTTGCGACATCCCACCCTTCAACTGTTCCAATATATCATTGATAGTTGATAGTGTTGTTGTTGCCAAATCGGTCATAACCATATGTTTTGATATTGCTACTGGAACTTGATCTTTCATAGATTCCATGGCTTGTTTCATTTGATCCATAGAAATGTTTGTTTTCTCCAATAGGTTGACCAATTTCGGTCCTTCGACTGCCGTAGCTGCTGCTGTTCCTGTTCCTGGTATAACCATATTGGCTAAACCATACATCACTGATCTTCCAACTGGAGAATTAATTTTATCTGCCAAACCCTGAAATTGAAACTTTTGTTTTTTAAGTTGTCTGAATTTTCGTATCAAAGTTTTGTTCTTCTCACTCTGTCGTTGACGAGCTCTCTCCAATGCAGCGATTTTCAACTTGAGTGCAACTTCACTCAAATGTCTATCGTTGGACATAGGGCCTGGATTGCTCTCGACATCACCATCATCTGTAAGATCATCTTCATAATCATCGTCACACACAATAATTTTGAAAGATACTGCTTCATCTGGTATATTCATTTGTTCACTCTCTGGTTCCTGATTTTTGTAATTCGCATGCATACGACGACTAATCTCAATGCCATCCTTGTCAAAGAATACAATAACGGCAAAATGTTGATCATAAGGACCAGGATTAGATTCCACATCTCCACTCATCAACAAATGTGCACGTTTACAGAGCAAATCACGACATTCATCTAAACTCGAAACATTATTCCATAGTTTAAACCAATCCTGATGAACGATGTAAAAATGTGGTGTTATATACAAGTAGTTGTCCACATATTTAGATCCATAACGATAGTCTGGACAATAATCCGAAACAAATTGCCACACTAGTATTTTCCAGTGTTGAAAATCATGTTCATTGTTGAAAACAGAACTTCGCAATTGCATTTCTCTCATCCCTCGAGAAAACCTACAATTGTGATCCTGACACGCATAATGTTCCATGCTGTCATCGAAAGCGAATTCTGTTTTTATAAGAAATTCGCAAAAGAATCCTTTAAGATTCTCATCTTGAATGTTGTCACTTGCAAGATTAACAAGTTTTGATGGATTACGTAGATTATTTTGTTGTGGGGAATTCATTTTCAATTTGTGGGTTGGCTATTCGTACTTGACTATCTCAAATAAATTTGAAATAAAATCTTTCCTTTCGCCTAGTGTTTGTGTTCCTACGACGGAGACCCTTTACATATAATTGGGTTGTGTGCAACTGTAACTGAACGCCAGTCCCGTACTCCGAAGGGCTAACTATTAGAGCTCACATGCCAAGTGAACTTCCCGCTAATGTTGATCATACACACAAAGAAATGTGTTGGAAAAGTCATAATACATGACTAACATACCTGTCCTCGCTCGCAACGAGTAATTCCTCAATTTCCAGCTACAATAATCAATATCACAGATTTGAGCTTGTTTATTCATCATCAGACTAGCTCGATGTCAAAAGTCTGGAATACTTCTTATACCTATGTTTTCAGAAGTAATTGATTTTACAAAAATCAATAAAATATGAATATGGAAAACTAACAAAGTTTGAAAAGTATGTTATTACTTTATATGGAAATTTAACAAAGTTTGAGAAGTATGTTATTACTTTATATGGAAATTTAACAAAGTTTGAAAAGTATGTTATTACTTTATATAGAAATTTAACAAAGTTTGAAAAGTATGTTATTACTTTATATGGAAATTTGACAAAGTTTTGAAAGTATGTCATTACTTTAATATAGAAATATAGAAACCCTAGAAATTATTTCACCCCTAGGGGAGTTAGAAAAATACGTGTGCGCT